AATTTAAAAACAATATTATGGCAAAGAATAAGAAATTACCCAAAGCAAGATTTGGAAATCAAGCTCAGTTTGATGATCTAGCAAGAGATGAAAGAAATGCACGAGATGGTGCAGGAAATAGAGAACAGATCTATACACCAATTAGAGATTATGCAAGTGGTGGAGAAGCATATCATGATTATATCCCTAATGAAGGAGATACATTATATGATCTAGAACAAGCACGAGGTGGTACAGAGACATCTGGACTATGGGGAAGTAGTGATGCTGCTGATAGAATAGAAAGATTAATTGGAAAGAAGAATGCTATTTTAAGTAATGTAACTCCTGCAAATATGCAAGATGGAGGTGCTTTATCTGATAGAGTACCAATGGGAGGTATTACTTCTGCTTTTAGAGGAGACTGGAAAACTTTTAATAGTAAAAAATGTTGTAAATAATGAAATATATTTTAATAACTATAGTATTTGCATGTATAGGAGCATGTGGAGTATGTAATGTAGAAGAAGATGCTTCTGTAAAAGGTGATAGTACTTTTGTAAAAGATAGTATTAAAGTTGATACAGCAGTTTATGAAGTAAGACCATAATGACAAAAGAAGAGATTCAGGATCTTGCAAGAAAGTATCACAAGCCTGGAGGACACATTAAAAAGGAATGGCATCCTATATATCAGAAAGAATGTGAAAAGATTAACCGTAAAGAGCTAGAAAAGAAAATTGAAGCTAAATATTCTAATGCTGTTTTGACAATTAAGAATTAGTGTATTTAGAAAAGCTTATAAAGCAACTTAAAAAAGCTTCTTGTATTCATCAATGGCAAAAAAAAAATGTTGCAACTAACATTAAAATATGTAAGATGCAAATAAAAATAAGAGATGTATATGCTAAAAATAGGGAAAATTACATTAGCCATAATTTATAGTGTAGGAGTTATTATTACAACTATCTGTATATTACCACTTATTTTATTAATGAGTCTTATTACTGCAGCCCATTCATCTTTAAATAACTAAGTAAATACTTAGCATAGATAGTATTGAGTCTCTCCCCTTTGTATCTAAATTCAGTTTTATGTTCTTCTAAGGCTTTATCATAAGCTGTTTTAAGTTCTTTTGCCTCTTCAGCATCACAAAACATTCTGTGATCAATGAGTTCTTGTTCTGTTTTTCTATCAGTTGATTTTTTCATTTTTTTGATTTTTAACATAACACTTAGAGCATTCTTTAGATGCACCTAATAAAATATGTGGTGTTTTCTTATCACAAACATCACAATAAAACTTTCCTATATATTTTCTAGCTAATGTTTTGAACTTACGTTCTTCTTTTAACCAAGCTTGATAAGTTGCTTGACCACCTCTTTTAGCTTTTGCTTGTATTCCTGCACTGGGAGAATAATTTTTATGTTTTTTCTTTTTATCCATAATTTTATATTTAAAATGCTCTTTAGAATAGATGCTTTATTAGGTAACCAACCTTGATGGGACACCTATTCTCTCCGAGCCAGAGCCTTAACTTACCCATCCAATTTATTTTAATTGTTTACTTATAATTTCAAAAGCTGCCTCTTTACTTTCAAAATGGTTTAGTGAACCATCTCCTATCTGTCCCATACAAGAACCTGTATTTTCCTTATGATAAAATATATATACTTCAGCAAGAGATTGAGTATTTAATACTGCAAAATCTTTATGATTATCACGTCTCCATCCTAGTTCTTTATATGCTTTATACTTTATTGTAGTACCTCCTATACTTTTAGTCCAGTAAATCATGATGTTAAAATATTTTGTCCATCTTTATAAATTCCAAATTGGATACTGGGACACCACATTCTATCATCATCATAATCAAAGTCTGATGTACTATGAAGCTTCAGCTCATACCCTTCTATAGAAAGAGGAAATAAATTTTTTATGATTTCATGTTGTTCATTGGAAAGATTTTTATATTGACTGATTCTAATATACATTCCTTCACCATCAGTACCATGTGAAGAACCAATAGAAGGTGTATCTTTATCATACAGCTCTCTATTTATATCTAAACCTTTAAATTTAACTATATTCCCCAGTGCCTGGAAGAGACTTATGTTTTGTTTAAAAAATTGTAAATGATGCATAAAATAATATTTTGCTGGTATTTCTAAATGTAAGGGTACTATTAAGGTCCAATTAGACCCTAATAGATTCAACCCTTTTTTATCAGAAATGTGATTTATTCTCTTCCTCTTCATCTATAATAACTTCATCAGTATCATCATCAAAATTTATTACATCAAAGCCATCATCTTCAGGTACTTTAGAAGCTTGTTGAATCCTAGCTTCTTGTTCTGAATAAGTTTCTCCATCATCATCACAGATCTCAGAAATTGCTTGTTCATCTTTAGCTATTTTTTCTTCAATTACTGTCTCAACTGCCGTGGTTGGCTCACTTGAATCAATTAATACTGAGTCAGGATTATTTACATCAGTACTTTGAATACCAGCTGCTGAAAATACCTGAGCTGTCATAAACTCATGAAACTTATATTGATCACTCATCCAAGATCTAGGATGAGACTTCTTTAAGGCCAATGTAACATGGTTATAAAAAGTCCATGCATTTTCAATATCTGCGTCATAGTTATAAGAAGGTTTCTCTATCTCATTTTTAACACAAGAGATCTGAGTAGCATCTAATAGCTTTTCATCTACAAACAAACGACCCAGCAATTCTGCTTGGTCTTTAATAGGCAAATCAATAGATTTTAAATTATCCTTATCAACAAGTAAGTTCTTAAAAAACTTACCTGCATGTTTGATCTGTGAAGAAATCTGTAATTGAACATCAATATCTGCTGAACCAGTATGTTTTCTAGCAAAGTTTGCCATATCACCTGATACCAGGCCATTATAACATACAAATACATATCCTCCTATAGCACATTGAAATCTGGTACTCTTATCATAAGAGTTGGTCCAAGCAAACATCATCCCAATATCATTATCAGTTGATGGGGCTAATGTAGACTTTATATGATAAATGCCTTGAGCCACCTGAGCATTCATATTTGACCTGTAAAGCTCTCTCTCTATCTCAAACCCATTACTAGTCAAAAGATCATGAGTATGCTTAATAACATCTTTATGAGAGATTACAGTGTATGTATTACCATGATTAGGTAATGGACTGTTCTCTAAAAAGTGTTTTGTTGTTTCTGCTGGTTTAGTATATCCCATTTTTTTAATTTTAGTTATTTATAATACAATTTTATTTAAAGGTGTTCTATCTACCTCTCTTAGTGAAAAATGTCTTTCTACTAATTTTTTATTTATATAGTCTTCAAATCTACTAGTATCAAAGTCACCATTATATGCACGGCAAACTTTACTAATATGTCTTATGACTTCTTCTCTACTATCTTTACCAAGATCCATAGCTGCTATAGCATCTGCTAAAGCAACAAAATGGGCCCTAGTTAATGGTGCTCCTCTCATATATTTAATTAAATAAAGTTAATTGATTTGAGTCAATACCAATAATATTATCAAGCTCCTTTTCCACAGCATGTAAATAATAATCAACATTTACATCATAGTCTTTCCATTTAGGTTTTAATTCTGCATTATTAAAAATAGTTTGCATCCACCTGCCTGCTTCAAGTTGTATTTCCCGTAGATCTTTAGAGTTAACTTTAATAATTTTTTTCCCATCATTAGATATATAGTATCTATTTATTTTTTGAAGTTTATCTTCATAAGCTTCTTGTTTACTTATATATCGTGCAACCATTTGCCAATCACCTTTAGATTTACCACCTATGCAGTAATCTAGAATATTTTTATTAGTTTTTAAATATTCTTCAGGTAATGTCCCAAATACAAAATAATTATAAATTGCTTTAGGAATTACTAGCTTAGATTTGTTTTTATGAAGTTGTAAATTATTAAACTCAAACCTACCCTTACATTTTGTAGGAGCATAATAAAACTTATTACCATTGACTCTGTATAAGTAATGAGGATTTTTAGCTTTTATATCTCTCCACTGGGCCATATCAACCTCTTTATAGTCAAATATTCCAATATAATTGTTAACATCTGCTAAGATAAGTTGCTGATACTCATCATGTTCAAGATTTAGATTAGTAATTTCCTCCCATTTTTTACATATTTCCATGTATTGAGGAATATGCTTTCTTAATATAAGTGTCTCAATACCATCTGTGTTATGCATAATAGGAAATGCCTCTGGGATCTCTTCCATAACCATTTCATATAACATCATAAGACTTAACTGTCCATTGACGGTTACACGCATAGTAAACTCAGGATCATATAAGAATGCATTTTTATCATTACTTAAACCATAAGTTGAATTTAAAATGATCTTATAAATATAATTCATATGATTACTTTTAGGAATCTTTCTCCTTTCAGTATAAAACCATTCATATAATGCACAAAACTTTTCTTTAGGAAGATGTGCGGGTGACCATTCATTTCTTATAGCAAGATTAGGATAGAAACTAGTGACATCTGATGACATTATAATTCTATCTTTATCTGATTTATATACACCAGGTGTAGCAGCCCCATGAACACCTCCTAATCCAAAATCTGTTTTGATTCCCTTATAAGTAACAGAATATTTAAAACTTCCTTTGGTTCTTTCAGGATCCAATTCAACAGTTTTGAATTTTTCTAGAAGTAATTTAAACTGAGGAGTACTAAATTCAGTATAAGGTAAAATAATATCTTTTACTTTTATAATATCTCTATAGGTCCTTAGTTTTTTAAGTTCATACTTAGAAATATTAAGTTCTTTACTTAAATAAAAGGTAAACAATTCTTTACTGATTCTGGGTTCAGATGCATTCACTAAGTTTATATTATACATTTTTGATAACTCTAATCTAAGCTGTAGATCAGATTTAGATCTTTTATATATTGCTTCAGTTGACTCAACATCATTAATACAATATGTAATGATAGTATCCCACTGCCTGGTGGATTCAATCATTGTTTCATGATGAATAGGCATATCAATTATATTTTCCCAATCCATACTATATTGGATCCATTTAAGAGAACTTCTCTTTGCAGGATTGTCCCAATGATTTAATTTAAAGACATCTATTTGTTTAATAGTCATTTGCCATTCAGGATAATCTAAAAATTCTCTCCTATTACTTCTACTAATAGTTTCTTGAGCATATTCATAAATATCATGAGCAATAAGCTTAGGACTTAACTGTCTTAGTCTATTGTGATTAGCTAATATATAATGAGTGATCTGAGCATCAAAGGCCAAGCCATTGTATGATATGTGCCACTCTTTTTTATTCTTATTTTTAATTAGAAATTTAACTAACTTATCAAAGTCATTTTGCATCTTACAAACAGAGAATATATGTAATTCTCCTGATTTATAATGTTTAAAGATTCCAATAAAACAATTGATAAGTGTTTCATAATCCATTATGTAATGATTCATACACTTATATTTATAAAAAAAAGGGAGACAAGCTCCCTTTTCTTACACACACTTAAAGAAGGTCAGAATTGACCAGATTAAACTTTTTCAGTTAATCCTTTCTCAGCAGGTAAAACAAGATTTGATATCCCATTTTTTCTTTCTTCTGCTTTCAGAAAGGTTTTATAATCAAATTTGGATGCATTTACTGCAAATAATTTAACAAATTCTTCTATTTCTTTTTCAATATTAACATAGAATTCAGAGAATGTATCTACTAGAACTCTTTGTTCTTTAATAGTTTTTCCATTTTCACGTTTTTGCATTTTGAGCCTAACAGGATCTCCATTATCATCTAACTTAGGGACCATATGATATGATCCTTTATGTGTTTTAGTAATGATAGCTAAGATCTTAGATTCAGGATCAAATAAAGCTTCAACATAAGGACAATTTAATGTTATAGGAATAAGACTAAAAGATTTATTATTCCTAAACGCTGATGTTACAAGCATCATATTTTTACCAATTTCAGCATTATTATTCATATAAATTTATTTTATTTATTAGACTCCAAAGATACTGAATTATTTTTAAATAAATTTAGTTCAGGAAGTTCAATTTGTAAGCATTCTTTGTTTAAATCTGGTTTACTACATAATTCATAAACTTTTTCAATAGTATCTACCTTGACACCTAGATGAGAAGCATAGAGATCATGATATTCTTCAGGGTTAATATAACTTTGTATATACTCTGATATAGTACCCACAGACCCAAAAAATTTAGATATTAAAGTTTTAGTTTTAATACTAAATTTTGAATATTTTCCAAGTTTAAACATATCTAAGTCATGTCTAAACTTACTATAATCATAGATATAAAGATGTAAATCATTTTCTAATTCATAATACTCTTCAAAAAGTTTATGAGATAGTAAATATTTTTGTTCAAATATTCTATAATTTTCAGTATCCTCAGTAGCATATAAACAAATAAATTTCAAGTTTTCTTCATCATGTATACCTTTCCAGGAAATATAAGTTTCTGCAGGTACATATCTCACTCCCTTCTTAATATTAAGAAGAGGATAAAGAAAAACTTTACTTTTTTGAAAATATTCTGAGTATACTTTTTTCATTATAAATACACTAATCCATTACTAAATTCATAAGGTAAGTTATACTTTTTTTCTTTATAATGGTAGTCAACTTTCAATAACTGTTCTACAAGAGCATCTCTCCAGACACTTAAAGTTTTACCAGATACAAGAAAAGTGTAAACTTGATTATACTTATCTATAACTACAAAATTAAATAATATTTTATACTTTTCACATTTTTCATCACAATTAGCTAATACTAATTGTACATAAACAGCTGCTTGCAACCAATAGTTATAGTAATCAATTGAATCACTAAAATCTGCTAGAGTACGGGCTGTTGTTTTAAGATCCACAATTGTTATTATTTTAGCTTCATGATCAATATCATAATAATCAATGATTCCTTTCAAACCAAACTCAAAATCAGTTAGTTTACACTCTAACCATTTTTCTTTATAAACTTCTAATGTATCTAACTCAAAATCAGTTACACCTTTATTGAATAATTGCATCACAGATTCTGTATCTTGAATAATTGCTGCCTTCTCTGTACATTTTTGGATAGTTTCATTATCTACTACATCCTTACCACTAGAACAAATGAACTTATAATACTCCTGATTTTCAGTAGTTTGTATCTTTTCTAATCTTTTAGTATCCTCCTTGAAAGACTGATACAGGTTTTCTTCTTTAAGTACTGCTAATATAACTGTGTCAAGTTTATTAAGATCATTATTATTACTTTGACCTCCTACATCCCTAACAGATTTAAGAATTTTTTTAATATTATCTGATGGGACCTTTCCTGGAACAATATCAAAGAAATCAGTTAATTTCTCAGGTTCAAACATTAGACAGTGAAGTAACTTTCCTTCAATTAAATGTTTATCTGTTCTGATCTCACGATCTTTAAGTATATAGTCTTTATAAAACAAAGTTGGTGAAAACATCAACTTGTTTATAGAAGAATAACTAAAATTAAATGGTTGTGCATAAAATGCAGCTTCTTTTTGTTTATCTATTTTCATATTCTTATTATTTAAAATAACAGAGGATGGGATACATAGTCTCCAACTATGTACCCCACAATTATGGCAACTCCTCTGTCAATAAAATTAGTAATGCAGTAACTTAACTTTATAGACCGTCTTCTCATGTCAGGGATTGCTCCGTTCCATGTTCATATTGACCCGTAGGTCTTACAAGATACAGGAGTCTTCCCTCCGTTCTCCACACTACTCCTACTTAGGGCTTTTGTTTTACATCTAATTATCTTCATACCGTAGTACAGACAAACATTTTGCAGGTAACCTAAATCCAGAACTGTGTACACCAGCGTTACTTACATTACTATTAAATTAAAAAGGGGCAACCTCTGCACCACGCAAATGTGTTATGGGTTATTAAGCTCATCCTGCCACGTCTGGACTTATGTGCTTCAACACCCCCTTATTTAAAATGGTAAAGGACTTTCCTCCTTATATTTAATTTTATTTATATCAGTACTTAATATTTTCTTACTAAATTCATCTCTTAAAATTAAAGAGGATGGATCTATTTTAAATACTGAATTAGCTTTAACACCATACTGTCCTTCAAATACATTTTTAAATAAACTACATGCAATTGTATTAACAGCAAATTCTGTTAAAGCATTATCTTCTATCAAATGTTTTACAATTTGATCAAATGCACCTACATAATGAAAACCATAAGTATTAATATACTTGTTATATTTATTCTTTAATGCTTTAAAATTAACATGATTCCAAGATTTACAATTTTTCAGCTCATTACTATGAAAATAAAACAAAAGACTTAAAAAAGTTTTTGATTCTTCAGAATTACAATTTGCCATTATTTCTAAACCCATTGTAACATTTTCCTGATCACTACTACTAATCATTTTAATTATATTGCTATAATATTCACTATTTAATATCAGTGAATCAGAAGTAGCTGATTTATTTAAATCTGTATCCCAAACTAATTTATCTTTATGTTTAAGAATAGAATGATATTTAGGTATTTCAGAGTTTTTAATATACCACATATATCCACTTGAATCAGCTATTTCTAAAGAGGATAAATAATCTTTAACTATTTTACCCACATCCTTACTCCAATAGTAGGATGCATTATACCATCTTACTTTATCTTCTGGACCAATATTATTTAGAAAAGTTTCAATTTTATTAATTGAACCAGGTGTAAAAACATTTTTATTTATACCTTCTTCAAATTTTTTAAAACTTTCAGCTTGATTTCTAACACATGATTTTCCCCATGTATGATCTGTTAAATTATCCATATAATTTAAAGATAAAACAGCTAGAGTAGCTACCTCTATATCTCTAACTACCTTAGCATTATATTTATCACATAGTATTTTAACTTTATCTCTAGGTAATGTAAGTTTAGGAAATCTATAAATTTTTGCATTTTGTAATAAAGAATCACTATAAGCTATACTAAATAATTCTTTTAGTGAATGTGATACTTCATGCTCATGATAACCATAACTTTGTTTATTATACATATATAATCCTAAACATTGTAATTCAATACATTCTTCATATAATCTACTATTGCTTTCTGAATGATGAGGATTAAATTTTAATTCCCATATTCTATTTTTGTATTCCATTTGATTTATTTTTTATGTATTTTCTATATTCAGGTTTTACTTGAACCTTAAAAACATATAAGTTCCTATTATCAATTCTTATTTCTCTTCTTACAATAGGTTCTAGATATCTAAAATTAGTAGGATCTAATAATTCATTTTCTTCTAACCATAAAATCATACTTTCAGCAGATCTATAATATAAACCTGATAGATCTGCTTTTCCACACCAATGTTGTACATCTTTATTTCTATTTAATTTATATATACGTGATTGTGTTCTTTGAGCTAATTCCCATAATAAATGATAATTTTTAGTATAATCTATAGTAGGAAGTAATTTTCCTGCCATTTCTATATTTTCTTCATTTCCACTATTTAATTGACTTGAAATATCATCTAATAATTGTTGTGTTAATACTTGTTTAGTAGCACTTTGATCAATTACATCATTTACAGACATTACTGAAACAGATTCTATTTTAATTCTATGAGCTAAATTAACACACATTCCTGTGAACATATAACCTTCTAATACAGAGTCATATTCTTCATTCCATAAATTAAAATTAAATTTATCATCATATATTACAGGATATTTATGCTCATCAAAATATTCACCTATCTTACTATTATTTTTTGCATAAGTTAATGCATCATAATTCCACATTTTAGCCATCAATCTACTTGTTTGAATAGTATTTCCATCTCTAAGATCTGTACTAAAGTTACTATGTGTTATAACAAGATCACAATCAGTATAATCATTTGTCAATACAATACCATGTTCTTTTAAGTTAGCACGTATTCTTGTAATAGAAATAGGAGATTTAGGTAATAAAAAAGCTCTTTTTTCAGTAGTATATACACAATGTGAAGGAGAAAATTGTTCTTTTATTAGAATATATGTTTGTTCAGAATCAGACATAATTATAGTTGCTATATCTCTTCCTCCTTGATTAGCAGCTACTCCATAACGAGGAGCAGCTTCTAAATTCCAAAATTTTAATGCATCATTATCAAATTCTTGATGTACGGATTTACTCATTTTACTGTCATTTTAATGATTTCAGGATTCATCATAAGTTTATTAAACTTCTGTTTATTTCCATTAAAAATAGTTCTCACAACAAGATATTTCAGATCATTAGTAAAATACTCTTTTGTACAAAGGGTAATCAATCTTTCTGTAATCTTTTGTGAAACTGTATTGTCTTGAGAATATACTACTGAATAATTAGCTAACCTGGTTGCCAAAGTTGATGCAATATCTGCACGATAAGCATCACCTTCACCAATACAGCCTTTTAATTCACCCAAGATATATTGTTCATTATCATGAGTTAATAAATCTTTTGGTGTTACTAATTTATCCAGCTTATTATTAATAAATGTAGTGAACATAGATGCAAATGCATCTCCTACAGAACCTTCTCCAATTAATTGGATCATACTCAGTTCCTTTTCAAAATCTTCAAAACTAGAAATAGAATTAAAGAAAGTTGTAATGGATCTTGCATTTGTTTCTTGAGTAACAAGTTCAGGATGTAATAACATAAAATTAATACACCTAGAATCAATTCCAACAGATTCTGCCCATCTTGCCCATACATCTATATCAAACTTTAAATTAGCTGTAATATATCTAGTTTTCTGTGCAGCATCAACAGAGTTAACCATGTAATCACCATTATCAGGATTTGAAGTCAAAATTATATGCCAATCTTTTGGAAGAACCCATGAAATATATGTTTGTCTATCAATTAATTCCATAACAGCTTGAATAAATCTGATATCAGCCCTATTCCAATCATCTAAAAGAAGGATACCTCCTGCTTTCTTATCAGCAATCCATTCAGGAGCACAGTAAGACATTCTATTCTTACCAGTCATTTTATATCCTAGCTTTAAATACTCTTGCACTGCTAATTCATCCACCCACTTACCTACTTTCTTTGTGACAGTAGGATTTGCATCAGCAAGATCTGCTGAAGCAGAAGCCCTCTGGGCTGCAGTATAGTTAAGTTGATTACTAGTATCTTTAGAAATCTTATGTTCTTTATACATTTGAAATTGTCTAGTTGGAAATCCTACTAAATCACCAAGCTCCTCAATTTGAGCCAGATTTAATTTAACAAATGCTAATTTATTTTCTCTAGCAAGATCCACAACAGCAGAAGTTTTACCAATACCTGATTCACCTACTACTTCAACAGAGACAGATTGTTTACCTCCCTCTTGAAGAAATCTATTATTTTTAATAATATGATTGACAAAATCTTTTAATTCATCAATGTTTAAATTTACTTGTGCCATAATTTTATTTAATTTAATTTGATTACTAAACCTGGTAACTCATCATTATCAGAAGAACATGAACTCAAACACCATAAGGTATTCTTTGGACAATCATCTGGAGCTGGTGCTTCACCATCTGTACAATATATTAGTGCAGTATATGCACGTTTGTTTTTATTAAAATGATCTACTACAGGTTGGAAGCTTGTACCTCCTCTTCCTTTAATAGGCCAATCTTTCTTTGGATTAAACTCTTTTACATCAGCAAGACTAGCATCACACTGTGCTACAGTGATTTTATGACCAGTTTTATGCATATGACATAATTCATTCCAAAACTCTTTTAATTCACTATTTGATACTGAACCAGATGTATCTACACCAACAAGAATATGATTTTTGAACTTAATTTTAAGTCCTGGATTTTCATTATATCTTTTGTTATATTTTCTACGTAACTTTTTTGTATAAGTAATGGTAGAACTTCCAACAAATCTTCTAAGATATCCTCTCCAATCAAATTTAGGTGGTTCAATGTGTCTTAATCTTTGAATTAAATCTGCAAGCTCTCCTGGTATAGTACCACGTCTTTTTTCTGTTTGATCTGCAGTTTCTTTAAGTTGATGTTGAACTTGTTTTTGTATTAATTTTTTATCTGCTTCAGTTAATTCATCAAACTCATCCCATGTTTTATGACAATATTGACTTTCTCCATCCATTTGATTAAGAACATCATTTAATCCAGGACAAGTACCATCTTTACAAGCTTGGTCTAGTAGATCATAATATACTTTAGTTCCTGCTCTTACAGGAAGTTTAAGATCTGGAAAAGAATCTAGAGTTAAACCACCTTCAGGTAAATATGTTGAATCTATATATTGATTAATTTCTAGATCTGCAGCTATATTAAATAATTTATGATTTTGAAATATATCTCTTAAAAACAAATGACCAAATGAAACATGTAAAAGTTCATGTTTTAAAAGACCAATTTGATGTTTATCACAAAGTTTTATAAAGAAATCAGGATTAATAGTAAGTTGTATTCCTATTCCATGTTTACTCACCCCTGCAGTAGAAATGTCTGTTCTAAATTTTTTGTTTAATCCTATCATAAATAAACCATAAAAAGGTTCATCTAAGATTAAAGTTTTAGATGCTCTTGATAATTTGTTTGTAATATCTACCATTTTAATTCTATTTTAAGTTTCTTAATCATATTAAAGTCAAGTCCTTGCAGTGTGGCATGCATTAACTTTGTAAATTCAAATTCCACCAACTCTTTTTCTAACTTAGAAGGACTATTTTCTTTAATTCTTTTCCATATTGCTTCCCAAGATAAACTCAAACTGCCGTGATCAACATTATCTGGAAGAGGAAATTTAGTTTGAAGGTTAGTTCTTTTTTCAAATACTAATTGTTTCTGTAACAATAAAATAATGTTATCACTAACCTTAATATTTTTTAAATTTGCACAAGCTATTTCAAAATCTTCATCACTAGATTTTAACATTTTCTTGAGTTGTATATACATGTTTTTATTTAATACTATTGTATCAATCTCCATTCTTTAAAATTTTAATTTCTACTCCTGGATTTTCTTTATCATATTCATAATCTTCAAATGCAGGAATTAATATAGTTGCATTATCATCTTCTATCCATCCATGATGAACCATTTCATCTTGAATTGTTTGAGCTGGATTAATATGATCAAACTTATGTTTGCTTCCTCTAATGAATTTAAAACATACTCTAACTGGTAGAGCATGTTTAGAAAATTCTTTTATAAAACTATCTTTATATTTTTGGAAAATACTTTTAGTATTCTTTTTATATATCATAGTTGCTTTACTAGCAATAAAATATTTTCCTGTCCACCTTCTTCCATTTTTGGAACTAGGTACATTTCCTGGAATAAACCACTTCATTTTTCTTTATTTAAACAATCTTTGAGTGTGGTTTTAAGTTCTAAATGAACTTTTTTAAAACCAAAATCTCTAACAGCATCAGATATATCTTTACTTACATTAAGATATGTTCCTGATATATCATACACTTCTTGATATCTTTTAATAGCATTTTTACCTGCATCATCATTATCAAATAATGTAATAATTTTTTTATATTTCTGTTTAAGATTTTCTATAACATAGGGTTTGATCATTGTGTTCTCACTATCTGGAGCTATGACTTCAACATTATAATTAAAATGTCTCAGTGTCATTGCATCCTTTAATGAAGAACAAATAATTAAATTAGGTTGTTTGTACTTTACCTGATCAAGTCCTTGTATATGATGTTTGACCTTAATAAATTTATATTTTTTACTAAGAGGTTGATATATTTTATATACTTCACCATTTTTATCAAAATATCCATACAATTGCTTTCCTTTAATTTGTACATTTTCATAACCATCTTTAATTTCTTTGAACATACCATAGTAATGTAAGGGTTTCACCTTGTACTCAAATAAGATTGATGTTCCTATACCAAATTGTAACCAAAAATCTCTATCTGTTTCATTCCACAAACGAGCATGACAGTGTCCTACATGCCATTTATTATGTTCTTTAAATTCTTTTTGTTCATAAATACCATTCTTTAGGACATACTCATTATAGTCTTGTATAATCTTAAAAACTGCTTTTGAATAATCAAGATTGAATAATTCCTTAACTAAATCTATTTTACTTCCATATTTCCCTGTAGAAAAGTCTTTGTATTTATATTGCATGGATTTTCTATCCAGAAAAATATACATACTAGGTGTTTTTTCAGAAGGATTAAATATACTATAGATTTGTAGGTCTTGGCCAATTAATTTTTCAGGCAGATTAAGATAATGTTCAAATACCCAATTACTAGGTATTTTTACATCAGTAATTACTAAGTTTTTAGTACTCAACATATTAGTAAAGATAAAAAAAAGGGATCTCAACAATATGAAATCCCTTTTTTTAAAATCTAATTAACCATTTTATAGTTCAAAATCAGAATTTCCATTTGTAGGTGGTTCAAATGAAGCAACATTTTCTTTCTTTTTGATTTCTTTAACATGGTCAGCTGGATTAAATGTAAGTAATCTTGAATTATCTACATGAAGTCTTTCTAAAGGAATACCATCTTTACTTATTCTTGGAAGAAAAAGATCATTATTAATATAACCTTCTTTGTTTTCCCATTGACGGCCACCAACACATGCATTCAAAAACTTAGAATCAGAAAAGATATTATTACAATTAGTCATAAAATCTTCAATTGTTTCTGCTTCAATTGCATCAAGCTCATCTCTTACTTCTAATGTTTCAGCTAAATATATCATAGCTTTTAAAATTTCAGTATCTCTACTGATTTTTCTACCACTTGGTAAATCAGCATCTTTGAAAGGCCACGGAGCAAATCTTACTCTTCCTACTTGACCTTTAAATCTAGGTGAAGTAGAATCATTAGAATCAGTTAAAAATCCTTCAAATTCACCTTGTACAGGCTCAGTTTCAACATGAAGGACAATATTCCATGCTTCTGTATCATAAGGAGTTTGATCAAATGTAATTGAATTGATTTTGATTGTGTGATTACCTGGATCAATTACTGGTTTAATTCTGCCGCTAGTAGCAGACATGTCTTTTGTGTTTAACATACTTTTCTTCTTTGTAGTTGTGTTCATTTTATTTTGATTTTGTTGATTAATAGATTTATTCTTCTTCATAACTTACTATGCTTTCCTTAACGTATTGTAAGCAATTGGGTATGGTAAGTCCTTCAAACATACCCATTGGTGATTTACATGTATTCTCTCCATTGTTCTGAGTTTCAAAACAATATTCAAGAGTTCCATCATCTTTTTTGGTGACTTTTCCAAAGAGAACAATTGAAAAGAGTCCTTCCAAAGTTAAGGAATTATCTATCATTTTCCCAATAGTTTTAGCCTTAACTTTCCTATGACCATTAATATCTGTACTATCTTCAGAATGTGTCAAAAAGAATATATATAAGTTCTCTCTCAGGTCTTTTGGCATCCTAGCAACTTGAGCTAAATTTGCTGCAATTTGAACAAATTTATCATATCCTTTTTCATTAGCCCTATCAAAATATTCAAAGCTTGACATGTACTGCCAATCATCAATAACAAGGTTCTTTATATGAGGCATATTATTATTAACATGATTCATTGCTTTTACAATACCTGGTGCAGTAGATGCATTAGTCATATTACCTTTTTGATTCTCTTTGGTAATTAGAGTATACTTCTTCTTCCAACCTTTA